AATAATAATAATAATAATAATAATAATAATAATAATAATAATAGTAATAATAATAATAATAATAATAATAGTAATAATAATGAAAATTTTATTAATGAAACTTGTTATTCATTATGTATATTAAGTTAAACAATTTCATCTGCAAGACCTAATTTTTTATATTTTTTAGCATCCCAATAATTATTTTGGATTAAATAAATTTGTAATTTTTCTTTAGTTATTTTAGAATTAATAACATTACAAAATAAATTGTAAATATGATAGTTTAAAGAATCTGTTTCTAATTTATTATTTTCGCATTGTTTTAAATATCCCCAATAATTTTTTAAATTATGTAAATCATTATAACTACTTAATATAGATTTAGCATTTTTTTTTATAATTCTATAATTACAACTTGCAGCCAATAATATTGCACAATCGGAAACATTATTTTCAATAATTGAAATAATTTCTAATGCAATAGTAGATTTAAATGTAATAAACTCTAATAAATTTTCTATATTTCCACCTTTACTATTAATATGTAAATATAATGTAGAATTATTGTATATTAGTTTTTTATTATTAATAATTGAATTTATATATGATTTTAAAATATATATAGTTTCTCGATTAATTAATGAATTGAAATAAATATGATTATCACATATAGTAATATTACACATAGTAGAGTCATTTTTATAATAATTATAAATTTTATAAGAAGATGTATCATGCATTTTTTGAGAATCATAATTTATCTCATTATATAATCTGCGTTTATTACTAAAAATAGTTTCATTTTCCATGATAACTAATATTTTTATAATTTTATTTATATAATTATTTGTTAAGTAAATATCAATTTTTAAATATAAAAAAAAATTGATATATGTATATGAAATAATATAAAGTTTAAAAAATTATTTAAATAAAGATGTCTTCTTCAATTCTTTCACTATATGTGCCAATTATTTCTGATTCGACAAGTGAAGCATACATTAAGACAATGTTTGCTAATAAAAACATTGGTAAAATTGCACGTGTAGATTTTGTTAAAAATATTAATAAAAATCGACGCGAAGCATTTATCCATTTTGAAGAATGGTTTAATAATAAAGAAGCAAATCTTCTTAAAGAAGACATTTTAAATACTGATACTAAGACACGTTTTAACTACAATGATTCTAATAAATTTTGGCCGCTATTAGTAAATAAGAATCCAAATAAGAAAGAAGATAATCCAAATTATATTATTCTCAATAATGAGGAAGTAAAGAATGTTTATAAAGTAAGTTTAAATCTAACAAATACAAAGAATACAAAGAATACAAAGAATACAAACAATACAAACAATACAAACAATACAAACAATACAAACAATACAAACAATACAAACAATACAAACAATACAAACAATAAAAATAAGAAAACCAAAAAAGAGTAGATAATTTTAATTTTAATTTTAATTTTAATTTTAATTTTAATTTTAATTTTAATTTTAATTTTAATTTTTAATAAAAAATATTTAAAAAAACTGATATATATATTTTTTTCTTTCTCTATTATTAAATTGTTGTTATATTAAAATATGTCAAATAAACAACAATTTAATAATAGAGAAAGAAAAAAAAATAATAAATATAATAAATATAATTATAATATTTATAGTTCAAAACATATTAGATTAATTGAAAGAAATATTACAAGTAATATTACAAGTAATAATACAAGTAATAATACAAGTAATAATACAAGTAATAATACAAGTTATAATACAAGTAATAATACAAGTAATAATACAAGTAATAATACAAGTAATAATACAAGTAATAATACAAGTAATAATAAGAGTAAAGAAAAAATTGATAAAAAATAATGAAATATAATAAAATATAATAAAATATAATTTATAGAAATATATATAATGGGTGCAGGTATATTACCAGTAGCCCTTTATAAAGGAAGTATATTTATGTTATTAGGACAAGAAAGAAATAATTTATGGTCAGATTTTGGAGGATCATCAAATATAAATGAAAAACCATATAAAACAGCAATTAGAGAAGGTTATGAAGAATTAAATGGATTTTTAGGAAATATAGATGACTTAGAAAATACAGTAAGTTCCAATTTAATTTTATCAATTAGTTATGAAAAATATAGTAGTTATGTTTTTAACATTGATTATGATAAAAATTTACCAATTTATTTTAGTAACTTAAATAAATTTATTGAAGAAAATGCAAATGATAAAATTATGAAAAATCATAATGGTCTTTTTGAAAAAAAACAATTAAAATGGCTTCAAATAAAAGATTATAAAAAAAATAATAATATTTTACAATTAAGACCTTGGTATAAATCAATAGTTGATATTGTAACAAAAAATGAAGAATTTCTAATTAAAAAAATTAAAGAAATTAAAAAAATTAAAGAAATTAAAAAAATTAAAGAAATTAAAAAAATTAAAGAAATTAAAAAAATTAAAAAAATTAGAAATTTAAAAAAATCAAAAAATTTTTTAAAAAATCACCACTCAAAGATATATCCACGCAAAAGTTACCGAAGACAAGACATTGGTCAAGGAAATAAGACTCGTCGCCTCATACCAGTAACAGGAGAAAAATGAAAAAATTTTTAAATCTATAAACTCAAATTTTTTTAAACAAAAATTAAATAATAATAATAAAATTATTATTTAATGCAAGAAAATTTATTAATATTAAACAAAGAAACTATAAATAATTATGGTATAATATATACTCCTAATAATTTAGTAAATAATATTTTAGATTTAATACCAAACGAATATTTTAAAAATCCACATTTAAGATGGTTAGATATAGGTGCTGGTTGTGGTGCATTTTCATTAAATTTATATAATCGTTTATTAAATGATTTATCGGGTAATTTTTCTAATATACAAGAAACAAGAAATTATATAATAAAAAATATGATTTATATGGTTGAAAATTATCCTTATCATATAACAGAATTAAAAAAAAAATTTACAGATGAAGCAAATATATTGAACATAGATTTTTTAACATTAAACATTAATAGTAATGATTTAAAATATAAGTTTGATTTTATAATTGGTAATCCCCCTTATAATATAAATGGTAAATTAAAAACGCCAACTAATAATAAATTAAAAAAAAGTGATATTGGAAAACAAGTTTATGTTGATTTTATTTACAAAAGTTTTGAACTTTTAAAACCAGATGGTTATTTAAATATTATAATACCTTCATTATGGTTGAAACCAGATAAAGCAAATTTATATAATTTTTTAACTACAAAAAAAATACATAAATTGGTTTGTCTCTCTACAACACAAACACAAAAGGCATTTAATTATAAAGCACAAACACCTACCTGTTATTTTTTAATAGAAAATAAAGAAAATAAAGAATATAAAGAAAATAAAGAAAATAAAGAATTAACTATATATGATGATTTAAATAATAATTTCATAAATTATACTTTAAAATATAATTATCCAATACCAATAAATGGTATAAATATAATAAATAAATTATTAAAATATGTAGATAATGTGGGTTATTTAAAAGTATATAAGTCATCAACCCCTTCAAAAAAAACAAAAATAGAAAATAATTATGGAGAGAGTTTTCAATTCATTAATATAAAAACCACAATTCTCTCAAATAATGATCCACAATTAGTAATAAATTATTCAAATATTGCGCAACAATTTTATAATGAACCAAAATTAATATTAGCACATAAAATGTATGGATTTCCTTATTATGATATTTCTGGAAATTATGGAATATCTTCGAGAGATAATTATATAATTTTAGAAAAAGATTATAATAAATCTTTTTTATTATTAATTCAAGCATTTCTCTCAACTAAAACAGGTTTATTTATATTTTCAACAACAAATTATAGAATGCGTTACTTAGAACGTTATGCTTTTCAATTTATTCCAAATATAAATAGAATTCCAAATTTTCCAGAACTATTGAATAAAAATAGAATAATAAGAGATGAATTAATACAAGATTTTTTTAATTGTTCTCAAAATGAAAGAGAGAAAATAGAAAAATTTTCAAAAGATTATAATTTTTTTATTTAATTTTATTTAATTTTATTTAATTTCAATATCTTCCATTTGTTCTTCTACAATTTGCAAAGAAATACTATTCGCCCAAGCAATATATGAATGATCTAACAAATGTCCATAATCTTTTATTGCTTTATTTATAATATTAATATTACCTTTATCAATTGCTTTTTCAACTTCATAATGAAATAGTTCTTGAATAGTATCATTTGGATTATCTTCTAAACTATTTAAACTGAAATCAATATAATCAATATTATTTTCAGATTCATTAGCAATATCTTCCATAACACTACAATAAATTAATTGTATATTAGTCATATAATTATATTAAATATTTTATCAATTTTATCAATTATAAAATTGATAAAATATTTAAGTAATTTTATATACTATTAATAAACTATTTTAATATGTTAAAATATATTGTTAAAAATTTCAACGAAAATATTGTTAAAAATTTCAATAAAAATATTGTTAAAAATTTTTATAAAAATAATTTATTTAAACGTTCATTATGTAATTTAGCATTTAATAATAATGAAGATTTATTTATAGAAAAAATAAATTATGATACAAAAATAAAATATTTAACCACTACAAAACAACCTCATTATTTAGAGAAAGATTATGATTATATAGAAGAAAATTTTTTTGAAAAATTAAAAAAACTGGATATAATTTGTGAAAGTACAGGAAGTAAATGTATTAATTGTAATGGTACAGGTTACATTTTAAATAAATTTTTAGAATATGATTTATGTAGATTATGTAATGGAAATGGAATATATTAAATATTTATAGACCCTTCTTTATTTACTAATAGTTCATAATTATTATTTTGATATTTATAATTATTTTTTACTATTTCATTTTCTAAATATACATTTTTAACATATTCATTTATTTTCATAAAAATATTATATTTTTCACATATAACTATATATGTTAAATTTAATTCAATAAGAAAATTATAATCAAAATCAGAATCAGAATCAGAATCAGAATCAGTATTAGTAGTTGTATTTGTAATTACTTTAAATAAGTATTTATTATAATTTTTTCTTAATAAAATCATACTAACAAATATTTCTAAATAATTATTTTTTAGTTTATAATTATTATAATAACAAAAATTATAAATTTGTATAATTGCATCATCGGTATAAGGAACAATTTTTTTTACGTATTTTTTTAATTTATTATTAAATTCATTTTCTTCAGTATCTATATTACTTATAATATTATAAAGAACGTTAGAAATACCGTCTATATTATTAGTATCACTATGTAAAGTAAATAGTTTCATTTTTTCTTGTACATCATTTTTTATAATATATCCAAAATCATAAATAATTAATTGATAAAAATCTTTATATTTATTTACTCTCCAATTATAATCATGGAGATCACAATGAACATAATCAGAATAAAAATATTGATCTTTTATAAATAAATTAAAAAGTGTAAATATTTTTTTCTTTTCAAATTCAGAACTATCAAAATCATCAAATAATTCGCTATCGATATATTCCATAAATAATATATTTTTTGAAAAATGTAACGGATATGGTATAACTATATATTCATTATTACTATAATAATTATAAAAATATTTTATATTATTATATTCATTTGCCATATTCATTTGAAGTTTTAAATTTTCAAAAAAACTTTCAAAATTAAAAATAGTATCATATTTATTTAAAAATACAATATTATTAACAATAAATTTATAAATATATATAAAATAAATAGGGAAAAACATTTGATATTTTAATTCAGGATGTATAACTTTAATAGCTATATCTTTATTATTAAAATTATTATTAAAATTATTATTAAAATTATTATTAAAATTATTATTAAAATCATTGTTTTTTTTAAATTTACCTTTATAAACCTGAGCAATTGATCCAGATTTAATTTTATATTCTTCATTTAATTCTATAAATTCATCTAAATCATAATTAAAATCATTTTTAAAAATTTTTTTAGTATAATTTAAACTATGAATACTATTATTTTCATAAAAATTATTAAATAATTCAATATAGTTATTTTTTATATTTAACATTATACTATTATTATTAATCCATTGAACAAATTTAATTAATACACATCCATTTAATTTTATACTATAATATAGAGTTTGTAGTAAATAATAATTTGTTTTATTAAATAATTTATAATAAATTACGTTATTTATTAAAATAGCTATAAAAAAATTAAAATATATAAAATATTTTATATAAAATAGTAAATCATATAATGTATTAAAAATTTTAATAACTAAATTTAAAATCATTATTATAATATTATAATAATTATTATTTTAATATTAAATATAATTAAATTAAATAATATAAATGTCTATAACCAATGATATAAAAGATATAATTTTTAATTTTATTAAAAAAGAATATGAAAATTATTTGCATAATAATAAAATATTATTAATAAAAAATGAAAATATTGATAATATAATAAATAATTTTTATGAAGAAAATAAAAGTAACTTAAAAAATATTATAAGAAGTGATTTAAAAAATAAATACAAAGAAAATTATCCAAGTTCATCCATTGAAAATATAATATTAGATATTTTTCAAGATAAAGAATTAAACATTAAAAAAACAATAAGTGAATTAATATATATTCAAAATAATAATTTACATAATTTAGAAATTCCTATTATTAATAATAGTTTAAATTTAAATATCAATATTACAGATAATTATGTAATTATTAATTCTACTAATCCAAAAAATATAAAAAATCTAGAAGAAACGTATGAAAAAATAAATAAATATAAATTTTTATATGCAATTGATAATATAATATTGGAAGAAATAGATAATGAAGAAAAAATTAATACTATTAAAAAGTTAATAAATAATAAAAATAAAATAAATATAACACTTTATTATTTAAATAATAAATAATAAATGATAAATAATAAATAATAAATAATAAAAAAATTGCAATAAAAAATCACAGCATAAAAACGTTAATTACAATATTAACATGGAAATTTATGTAACCAGATTTAATAATATTACATATAAAGAAAATAAAGATTGGTTACAAAAAAATAATGAAAAGGGGTGTATATATGGAAGTCCAATTAAATTAAGTACAAAAATATTACCAAGTAGTTATATTATAGTATTAGAAATGAATAATTCAAATAATAAAATAGAAGGATTTGGAATTATAAAAAATAAATTAGAAAATAATAAAAAAAGATATAAAATATATAGTGATAATAATTACAATAGATTTATATATAAATCCAATTTACATATAAGTAGAAATAGTTTTACAAATTTTGAAGATAATATAATTAAAAATTTAGAAAAAATTGTATTTAAATCATATTATCATTGTAAAAGAGGTCAAGGAATACAAAGTATTTCAAAGATAATTAAAGAAAATAGTATATTTAATTTTACAGAATTTATTAATAATATTTATAAATCACGATTTATTAATAAATAATAAACAATTATTATAATTATGAATAATAATTTTAATAATTTTAATACAAATATAGATGACTATTCCGACTTAGAACTTTTAAATATATTAGAATTAGATAGTTTAGATCATAGTACTATTATAAATAAAATAGATTATTTAAATAATAATTATTTTAAAAATAATAAATTATTAAGTGAATTTTTCTTTTCAATAAAAGATAGATTATTAAACAATAATAGTATAGACAATAATAGTATAGACAATAATAGTATAGACAATAATAGTATAGACAATAATAGTATAGACAATAATAGTATAGACAATAATAGTATAGACAATGATAGTATAGACAATGATAGTATATACAATAATGAAGATATAATTGAATCTATGATAAATATGGAAAATAATGAAAATAATGAAAATAATAAAAATAATGAAAATAGTGAAAAGTATTTTATACAAAATTATTTACATTTTAATACTAAATTTAGATCATTTAATAATAATAATGTAAAAACAAATAGTACATTTGAATTATCTACAATAATAAATAATTTAGATGAAATTCGTTTATCATCTATTAATATTAAAAAGCCTTATTTAATAAGTAATTTTAAATCAAATAACAAATTCATAATTAAAGAATATAAAAATAGTACTATATCAGATCATATTATAAATATAAGCAATGGTTATTATGAAGAATTAAGTGAATTAGAAGATTTTTTAAATAATAATTATTTTTATAAATCATCGACTAGTACAGATAATAGCAATAATTTTTTAAAATCACTACACTTCAAAATAGATACCAATACACATCAAAGTATTTTTGATTTATGTCAAAATTATATAAACAATATTAATAATAATTTTAACTATTTTAAATTAGATTTTAAGAGTGATTATACTCCATATTATTCTTTAGCAGAAATATTAGGATTTGAGATTGAGGCAAATGAGATATCACATGAGAAATCAATAATTTCTAATTTTCCAGTAAATAATGTTGGAAACACTGAATTATTTTTTTGTTTAGATGAAAATGAAGGAAATATTATAGAAACTCATAAATTATTTTTGAATAATAATATGTCAGTTTTTAAAGTTTTAGCAAAACTAAATACTTCATTAGCTAATAAAAATAATAATTATTATATTAATGAAACGTTTACAAGATCTACTAGAAATGATAATATTAGAAAATATTCAGGAGCTATAAATTTATCAAAATTTAATGTAAAAATAATAGATTATTACAGTAATATAATAAATGAAGATATTAATATTGATTTTACATTTACTTTAGAATCAAGAATACAACTAACTCGTTTAATTTAATATTGTATAATTAGTAATAAAAATTGGCAGTAATTTAAATATATTTATATATAAATGAACACTAGAAAAAAAAATATTTATAAAAATAAATCAGTATTATTATCATCTGATTGTACAAAAAATAAAAAATTACCCAAAGAGTTTAATAATATAGTAAATAATAAATTTAAAAATTTAAATTTTATAAAAATTTCAGTGTTAATTACTGCTAAATTTGGATTAATAAATAAAACTAGAAGTTATGAAAATGTAAAAAATAAAGCAATAAAATTATTTAAAAAACAAGAAAAAAAATTAAATATTCAAAAAGATTATAAAGTTTACTTTATAGATTGTTCATTTAAAAAAAATTTAGAATCATGTATTAATAACATTAAAACAAGTAATATAGTTTGGGTAATGGGAGGTGATACTTTTTATTTATGGTATCATTTAAAAAATAGTAAAGTTGGTGATTTAATTTGTAATAAAGTTAAAGAAAATAAAATTTTATATGTTGGATGTTGCGCAGGAGCAATAGTTGCGGGCGAAACATTAAATCCTTCATATATAGCACGGTTTTATAAAAAATCTTATAAATTCAATTTAAATAATATATATAAGCAAGATTTTTGGAATAACTTAAATAATAAGAAAACATTTAAGTTTATTAAAAATAAAGATATATTACCACATTGTAAAACAAAAAAATCTCGAGTTTTAAATATGTATAAAAATAAAACAAAGATGTTTTGTTTACCGGAATATAAACCATTAATAAAATAATAATTAAAAAACTTAAAATTTATATTTTTACTATTAAAAATATAAATTATATTTATTCATTTCTCACTTCATAATTAACTTCATTAGTAGAAGAAACTAATTCTACATCTGAAACAGTAATAGATTTATCAGGATTATATATTTCAATTACAAATCTATCTTCTGCAACATCTGGAATCGATTGAATTTTTTTATCAAATTTTTCATTAAATAATACAATTGATTCTCCTCCGATAGGTGGAGCTTCTTGTTGTAATCTTTCATATTCTTTTAAAGCCCATGTAGTTAAAACATCTGCCGGATCACGATCTTCACGACTCATACCTAATTGTAATGTCATATATCTATAGAAAGATCCAAATTGTTTTGCAACACATGAATGATCGGCCGCTTTTTCTTCTGCATTATAAAATTTTTTAAATGATTGTATTAATGTCGATATTAAACCAATGCCACCAACACCAAACAAAATTCCATCTTTTATATCGTCATTTTCGATGCTTGTTGCAATTAATGATAAAGTGGAAGCGAAACCTGTAACAACTATACCACTAATTGATAATTTATTAGCAAAGTCTTTCCATTTACTTCCACTATGCGAATGCATAAAACGAAGTCCGGCAGCTTTTTCACCCCATTGTTTCATCAAATTTTCCATATTATCAGACCATGATTCAGCATTTACTTTTTTACGAAGATCACCTAATCTTGCATTAGCAAGGGCTTCAGCTTCGCCGGCTCCTAAACTATCAAGAGACATAATATTTATAATATTAACAAATATTTTTTACAAATATTTTATTAATGAAAATATTTACAAAATAATATTTGTTATAAATAAATATGGTGTGTGGAATAACTTGTATAATTGCTTTGGTTTTCTTAATTGCTAATTTATATACTATTTTTTCTTGTTCAAATAATAAAGAACTTAAAAAAAATTTCTTAAATGTTTTAAACGAAGAACAAAAAATAACATATGAAAAAATTATAAATGAAAGAAAAAATATATATTATAGTGGTTACATTTTAGGAATAATATTATCATTAATTGGATATGTAATTATTAAAAAATTTACAAAAATGAAATTTAATAAAATTAGTTTAATATGTTTTGTTGGAGCAATAACATTTGTTACAAATTATTTATTTTATATTTTATTTCCAAAATCAGACTATATGTTATTACATTTAAATGATAAAAAACAAATACAAGAATGGTTAAATATATATAGAACAATGCAAGTTAAATTTCACATAGGATTTGTATTAGGTATATTAGCTGTTATGATATTTTGTAGCAGTTTTAATTAAATTATATTTATTATGTATATATGTATTTTATAAATAATAAATATTATTTAAAACAACTCTTATGGCTTTTAAACGAAGAAAAAAAATTTTATGCTAATTATACTAATTATACTAATTTACTAAGTATAAATCAAGATTATATTAATAATGTTTATAATTTAATAATGCTACTTGAAAAATAGAACAAACAACTTTAAACTTTCATTAATGTAAAAATATCATTTCCACAATTATATTCATAATTAATAATACTTAATCCTACTATTTTAAATAATTGCTTTATTTCTTCTAATTTAAAAATATAATAATAACGTTCAAAAATCTTACCTTGATTATTATTCCATAATACTATATTATTACCAAAACTATTAAAACTTCTTCGAGTTTTTCGTGGCTGATTAATTGACCATATTGATAACAAAATTTTTCCATTTTTTTTAATTAATCGTTTCATTTCTAATAAAGCATCAATTCTTGATTTTTCACTTGCAAGATGATGTAAAACAGCAATACATATAATAGCATCTGCTGAATTATTTTGTAGTGAAATTTTAGTCATATTTGCATTAATAACACTTAAATTTTTTTTATGGCATATTTTTACAAAATTTTCACAATTATCAACACCAATAAAATGCAAATTTTTTTTTAACATATTACGTCCATTACCACAACCAATATCATATACACTAGAATAAGGTTCTAACTTATTTAAAAATTCATCTATCCACGGCCAAGTATATGCTCTTGTATTATCAAAATGATTTGCAATATTTTCATAAACACTTTTAACATATATATTTTCTATATTATTATTTTCAAATTTATTATCATTTAACTTCATTTTTTATATTTATTGTTTTTATAGTAAATAATAAATATAATAATATTTTTTTCAATTTTAATAATTATAAATTAAAATTGATTTACATTTAAAATTTTATTTTTTGGAATATAAATTATATAATGGAATTAAATAATATTAGTGTCATTGAAGAATCTATTACATGTCCTATTACTCAAATGCCTATGAAAGATCCTGTTACAGGATCTGATGGACAAACATATGAAAAAGATGCTATTATTCGTTGGTTAAATGAAAAAGGTACATCTCCACATGATAGATCAGTAATGAGTATTGCTAGTCTAAAAATAAATCCAGCAATTAGATTTATTTGTGATAAATATCATGCTAATGAATTTGGACAAATTAATACTAGTCAAGTTAAAGCAAAAGTTTCAGAATCTAATATTATTTTAGACCACAAAAATAGTAAAACAAGTGATAATAAATTTGTTATGCTCGATTTTAATATTAATGCTGATTCAATGCCAAAAGATTTAGAATTTGGACATTTATCTCAAGATGTTATTTTAGTAATTGATCGTTCAGGTTCAATGAATACAGGTGTTCAAGCAAAAGATGAAAATAATAATAATATTGAAAATGGAATGTCTATTCAAGATATTGTAAATCATGCAGCAAAAACAGTAACAAATACTTTAGATAAAAATTCACGTTTAGCAGTTATTGCATTTGATAATACAATTGATTTAATAAGTGATTTAAAATATATGAATGACATCAATAAGAATGATATTAATAATAAAATAGATTTAATTCAACCACGTTACCAAACAAATATTTGGGGTGGAATTGAACAAGCAATTTCTATTTTAGATAATCGAGATGATAAAACTCGTAATAGTGCAATTTTAATGTTTACGGATGGTTCACCTAATATTTCACCTGCACGTGGTGAAGTAGAAACATTAAAAAAACTTCGTATTAAAAAGAATTTTACTGCACCAATTTATACATTTGGATTTGGTTATAATTTACAAAAAACTCTTCTTTATGATATTGCAAAATTTGCAAATGGAGGAAATGGACATATTCCAGACGGAGGTATGATTGCAACAGTATTTTGTAATTTTATTGGTACAATTCTTTGTACTGTAGTTAATAATTTACAGATTCATTTTGACAATAAACAAATTAGTTTAATGGGTGATTTTGCTGGTTATTATAATAATGAAAATGAAGAACTAATTTATGATATTGGAAATGTTCAGTTAGAGCAAGCACGAAATATTGTATTAAATATTCCAGCATCATTAAATAGTTTTAACTATTATTATACTTACAAAATTGGTGGAGCATCATATAAATCAAATATTTATAATATTAAATTAGATGATATGTACATGAATGATGAAAATATTAATATTCATGTTAATAGATATAGTCTAGTAGAATCAATTATTACTATGATAAATTATAATAATAGTAATGACAATAATGAAACAATGAGGGTTTTTGATAATATTAAAAATCAACTATTAAAATCTAAATTTTCAGATGAACTAACTCAAGGAATGATTAAAAATCTTCAAGGAGATAGATCAAATGAAGGTCAAATCAAACTTGCAGTAAGCAATATGCTTTATTTTAGAAAATGGGGTGAATTTTATTTAAACCAACTTGCAAGATCACTAAATCAACAAATTAAACCAAATTTTAAAGATGAAGCATGTGTATTTGGTGGAACAATATTTACAGAATGCGTAGATAAAGCAAGTGATATTTTCGACAATCTTCCTCCGCCAACACCATCTTTAATTAACCAACAACAATCAACATCAGTTTATAGAAGCTTAGGACAACAAGGCCCCCAACCTAGTACACCAATTAATATGTCTGCTTATAATAATGCAGGTGGTGGTTGTTTTGATTCATATTGTAATATTACAATGGCAGATGGTAGTGTAAAAATTCTAAAAGATCTTAAAAAAGGTGATATTATTATGTCTGTAACACAAGATAATGTTTTAACAAGTGCAAAAGTATTATGTGTTTTTGAAACAAAAATTACAATGGGAATTCGTGAATTTGTCGATTTTGAAAATGGTTTATATATTACACCTTGGCATCCAATTAAATATAATAATAAATGGGTATTTCCAGCAAAAATTAAGGATCCTATTGTAAAACAATGTAGTTCAATGATTACATTAGTTCTTGATAAAAATCATGTTGGTTTTATTAATGGTTTTCAATGTATTATGCTTGGACATGGATTTAAAGAAGGAGTTTTAAATCATCCATTTTATGGTACACATAAGGTTATTGATGTACTTAAAAATAATCCAGGATATGAAATGGGCCATATTTTAGTAAATGATTATGAAATTGAATTTTATAAATTAAATAATATTACTTCAAATATTAATATTAATAAAAGTTTTAATTTAACAGAAGAAGTCTATTAAATAGTCTCACTTTTATTAAAAGCATTCATTCTAACAATAGGTGGCATAGATCTATAAACTTCTTCATCAATATTAACTTCAATATTATTTTCAAAATTATTACTAACAAAATTATTAGTACTAAAATTATTATTACTAAAATTATTAGTATCGTTAATTAATAATAAATTTTCTAAATTAGTTATTTTTTTTTGCATATTTATTATTTTTTCTTCTAAATCATTTATTTTTTTATTTAAATCCATAATAAATAATAATATTATTATAAATTATTTATTTTTAACATTTTTTATAATTTTTATATTTTTAAGATTTTTAATATTATTATAAATTATTTAAAAACATTTTTTGATAATAAAATATTTATTAAATGACAGCAATTGGTATTGATTTAGGTACAACATATTCATGCGTAGGAGTTTGGAAAAATGGCCAATGTGAAATTATAGCAAATGATCAAGGAATGAGAACAACACCTTCTTATGTTGCATTTACAGATTCAGAACGTTTAATTGGTAATGCTGCAAAAAATCAATCTTCTCAAAATCCAGAAAATACAATTTTTGATGCAAAACGTTTAATTGGTAGATTATTTAATGATTCTGCTACACAAAGTGATATTAAAAATTTTCCATTTAAAGTAATTTCAAAAGATAATAAACCAATAATTCAAGCAAATTATAAAAATGAATTAAAAGACTTTCAACCAGAGGAAATATCATCTATGATTTTAACTAAAATGAAAACTATTGCAGAAGATTATTTAGGTGAAAAAGTAGAAAAGGCAGTTATTACTGTTCCAGCATATTTTAATGATTCACAGCGTCAATCTACAAAAGATGCTGGTGCAATTGCTGGGTTAAATGTATTACGTATAATTAATGAGCCAACTGCTGCAGCAATTGCTTATGGTTTAGATCAAAATAAAGATTCTAAAGAAAAACATATATTAATTTATGATCTTGGTGGTGGTACTTTTGATGTTACATTATTAAGTATTGAAGATGGGGTATTTGAGGTAAAAGCAACAGCAGGAGATACACATTTAGGTGGTGAAGATTTTGATACTCGTTTAGTTCATCATTTTGCTCAGGATTTTAAAAGAAAACATAAAAAAGATTTAACTGCTAATAAAAGATCAATGAGACGTTTAAAAACAAGTTGTGAAAATTTAAAAAAAACATTATCTTCTTCTACACAAGCAACATTAGAAATAGATAGTTTATTTGAAGGTATTGATTATGTAAGTAGCATAACACGTGCTCGTTTTGAAGAATTATGCGGTGATTTATTTAGAAAAACATTTGAACCAGTAGAACAAGTTATTAAAGATTCTAAGATTAGCAAGTCTCTTATTCATGAAATAGTATTAGTAGGTGGTTCAACACGTATTCCAAAAATTCAGACTCAATTAACAGACTTTTTTAATGGTAAAAGTTTAAATAAATCAATTAATCCAGATGAAGCAGTTGCATATGGTGCAGCAGTACAAGCAGCTCTTCTTTCTGGTGTAAAAGATTCTAA